GATGTGTATAAGAGACAGGGTTTGAATCCAGTCTCCAAAATCACCAGGGTGGCCATCGTTGCGCCGCCCCAACTCCAGGGCCTTATTGATATATCCGCGGCCGCCGTTGTAGGAGGCCAGCGCAAAACAGATCCGCTCATAGGGATCCGGAATCTCACCAAACCGGCTATATAGCCAGCCCATATAGCGGATGCCGTTATCAAGATTTCCTTCCGGATCGAACCCGTCATAGTCACCATCGATCCATTTGTCAGTTGCCGGCATCAGCTGCATCAGCCCTTTAGCCCCGCAGTGCGATTCAGCGGCCGGGTTCCAGCCGCTTTCCTGATAGATCTGGGCATGGATAATCAGCTCGCCATGATAAAAGGTCAGCAACTTTGGGAAATGGTCCTCGATCTCCTGGCGGATCACCGGGGTATAAAGAGCGCGGGTTGTTTCAACGTTCATTTGCCTACTCCGCCTTTCTTAAAAACATTGTGACTTCACCCAAATAGTCGTCATGACGCACAATGCGATAGACCACACTACCAGTGGATATTTCATTAGTTTGCAGCGGCCACTGGTCCATAGTTTCAAGATCCTCAAGTAAGAGACAGCAACTGGGACCATCGTGCCCACGGTCATCGAAATAAGGATCAGCTGCCGCCGGCGCATGGTTGAACACAATTCCATTTGGAACGGCAATGCCATCAATAAAAGCCTGTTGACCAAAAGCCCGTAAGGCTGACTTGGTAATATCTGTAGCTCTAATGGCCATCATCACCATCCAGCACACTACGCTCAGGAGGATCGTATTCACGTCGTCCGCCTGAGCCATGGATAGCATCACAGCGGCCTTCTAAATTCGATAACCGCTTTTCAAACCGATCACTGCGATCAAAGAGTTTGCCGATTGTTTCCCTTAAACCTTTGACCTCGTCTTTGAAGTCGGTCAGAACATTTTTAAGGCTCCACAAGAAATATCCGCCAAGCACTAAAACAGCCAGTTGCAGAAACCATGGTTCAATTCTGTCCAACAAAGCGGTCATTTTTATAACTACCCCTTATCCCCGGCCAACTGCGCCTCTGCCTCATTAGATGGATTGAGTTGAGCGCTCAACGATGCTAGGGCGGTATCCAGTTCATCAACCCTTTGTTCCAAATCATCGATCACCTCAGCCACCCTTAACTCCAGGACCTCAACCCGCTCAAGAGCTTCGGTCGCCAGTTTGTGAGAGGCTTTTTCCGACCTGGCTTTTTTTTCAGCAAGCCCGGCAGTCACCTTCTTGGCCGCCTCTGCGGCCTTCTTAATAGCGGCAATGTTTTCCTCTGTTCCAGCCTTGGCAGCTCCACGGCTAAGCAAAACAAGAACCTCTTCCTCGGTAACATCCGGCTCTTCTCCGTAAATGGTCAGAAGTTCACCTGGATAAACGTTTTTCCCTCCGGCAACGGTGGCCCTGGAAATAACGATCGAATTAAACTTGAAGCGGCGTTTGGTCGCCATAATGTCCTCCACTTTCTTACTAGGGCGGTCACATGACCGCCCCTGGACGTTGATAATTATTCAGTCAGAGCATCCACCATGGCGGAAAACGACTGAGACCGGCGGACAACCACGTCAGCCAGCATCTGCAGGGTCAACTCGACCAAGCCTTGTTTTTTCAGGCGGTACTGATCGGCGATAATTTCCATCACGCCCCATTCACCGATCAACAGGTCTCCCCAGTTCCCGTAAATGATCGCCGAGCAAATCCCGGTAGCTGTGCCTTTATCAAGATCTGACGGAACCTGGTTGGAAACTCCGGCACGATACCCGTTCAGATCGCCGAAACCCTTCTCATTGCTGTCCGCCCAGACCGTGCGGCCAGTTCCAGCAAAGCGCTCGGTTTCCTTGAGAATGCCGCGGACCTTGGCATTCGTCAGATAACCGAGATTGCCGATATCGGCATTGTCGATTGCAACCTCGGTTTCCAGCTTGACGATATGCGACCATGCAGGAGTTGCCCCGTTGTCACCGCCAGGCACAAGACCGATGCCAGCCGTGCTCAGTATCCCGCGCGGGTCAGATCCTCCGGATCCGTTGATTGCGGCCAGATCAAGTCCGAGAGCCCCGGCGCTTGACAGGTCGTTGCGGAAGAACTGCTCAACCGACAGCGAAGACTGCGCCAGGAATTGCTTGGAGTAAGCGTTGGTTGCCGTGGCCGACTTCGGGCTCATGCCGATCTGCCCGAAGTAATCGGTCATATCGTTGTCACCGGCATCGGCACCCGGGTTTTCACCCTGCCAGGTTAGTCCGGACGATTTGAGCTGTTTCGGGAAAGACAGGTTACCCTGTAAGGCATCAAGGACCTGGGCTCCAAGCTGACGTACCATCATGCGGTTTTTCAGTAACTCGATGATCGGCATCAAAACCGTATCCACGGTATAGCCTCCAGCACCAGCTGTCCCAGCCGTTGCCGGAGCCCGAACGTCAAGAGATGTCGGCACGAAAATACCGCTGGAGTTGCGGCCAAGCTGTTTGCCGATCTGCTGGGAAACTTCAGTTTCGAAACCACCGTCCTCCATACCAGCCGCCACCCGAGCGGCGCGCAAAAAAGAAAATTCACGTTTCTCGCGCTGGCTCATGCCGAGATCCCCGACTGGATCAGGGAGTTCTGTCGAACGATTATTCTGACCAACCTTTTCCGCGATGGCCGCGGCAAAGGCATCGGCACTATTGCCGTTATCTTCGAACTGCCGGGTCAGTTCATCGATTCCCGGAAGGTGTTTGAATTGCCCTGAAATTGTCCGGATGCCGGAAAGACGCTGACGTTCCATGGTGCGGATCTGGTCAACATCAGGTGCCGGGACAGTTCTCTGAGCTTGCGGATCGGTGGCCGGAGCGGCCGGTTGTTGACTGGGCTTGTTTTCAGGCATTGTTCTTTCCTCCACGTTTGGGTTTTCTGGAATTTCTTGACTATTGCTTGACCTGGATTTGGAATCTTCATCAGCACCGATTGGGCAGGCCGATAATTCTTTAATCCGCCACAGGGTTGTCACTTTCAGGGGGCCGGCGTACTCTTTGCCGTTAACCCTTTGTTTCTGTCCTTCAGGAATCCACACGGACTCAAGAGGTTCGTACCCAGCGGAGTAATCCGTTAAATGCCCTTCCTGGGTCCGTGTCCAGGCACCCTCCGCCTCCGGAGCAGAGCTGTAATGAGCCCGGCCGATCAATTCACCGCCAACGACCTGCAGTTGCCGACCACTGCCCAGGATCGTATTCACGCCTCCCCGATAATGCGTGTCGAGAAGAACGACCTGGCGGCTATCCGGGATCTGACAACCACTCATCAGCAGAACTTCGTTGACAATCTCCCAGCGCTCCCGATCGAAAACCCGGACAGCGTTCTCAGTCGCCACAACGACCTCAACGCTTCTGCTTTGAAGGTCCAGAGTTTTTGGCTTTCCATCATCAGATAGCCGCAGAGTAATGCTCCTAAAATTCATCCCCTCCGGGAGTTTTCTGGAATATTGACCGTTATTGTTTTGTTGCTGAGGCATTAGCTGTTCCTCCCTTCAGGATGGCTTCGATATCGATTCCGGCTTTCTCGAACAGCGCCTTATCGTTTTTCAGCTCTTCAATGTGATCGTTGATGTCGATCCCCTTGTCAGCCAAAAGCCGGGTAAACGTTTTTGTCTTGTATTTCAGCGCCATGAATTCGGCGACCATGTCATCTTTTGGACTGACCCAGTCCCATGACCGCTTGCTCCAGGTCGGCTTGTTGAAATGGTCGTATCTTATTAACGACAGGGAGCCAATCTGGCTGTTAAGCAGAGCCATACGCAACCAGGCACCAGAGACCCGCGTGCAGAAGCGTAAAGAAACTCCAGCACGAATCACTTTATAAGCATCCCGTTCGCTAAGAGTTCCCGCCCGGATGCTACTGAAATTCACGTCGGTCAGATCGCCGGTCAAACTGTGATACTGAGTCCCGAGCCCGACCGCCGTGCCACGCAGCATTTCCTTGAGCAACGGTTCGATCTCACCGGCAGGAAAGCCCGGATTGAATTCCTTAAAATCGATGTTATGCGGAAGCCTGGTAAACGTGGCCGGTTCAGCCTCCTGAACCAGTTCACCTTTTTCGTCATACTCGCCTTCAAATTCTTCCGCTCCAGGCTCGCCGTCCTTGCTGGTGAAAAATCCCATCTTGCTAGCACCGACCCTGGCACCAACAACGACTGCCTCTTCCAGACCATCTACCTGGCCGAGTCTCCTGGCTGCCGTATGGCTCCAGGGCATCCCTCGGGTCTGCCGCGGCCGCTCAATCACATACTCATGGATGATTTCACGCGCCGGGATCTGTTGATACTTGTTGCCCCAGGTTGAGCTTGCCGTTCCCGTATCCCCCGGATGATTTTTCAGGACCCAGTACGCAAGCGGCCTGTCCCACTGATCCAACTCAACCGACATGCGGATTTTGTTTCCATTTGGAAGCTGTTTATTGAAGGTTTCATCCAGTTGGTCAGCTTCGATGAACTGCAGGGCAAATCCCCACCGGTTCGGGAATCCTTCGATCATACGCACCAGGACCTCACCGTCCCTGGCCAAGGTTTCTATGTACAGATTGCAGCAGTCATCCCAAGAGAGTTTTCCGGTCACATCGCAATTTCCAGGCTTACCCCATTCAGCAAACTCTTCCTCGATAAGCGAATTGTTTTCCCGATCCAACTCACCCTTAGCCGTTTTTGCCTTTACTTGTAGACGGATCCCGTCCGGCCCAACCACGTTGACCTTGAGCAGCCTGAGAAACTGTTTGAAATAATCGTTATTTTCAAACAGCCAACGACTTTTCGAGCGGGCAACCCGCAACGCGCCTTTGATTTCCGTATCAGCACTAGAGGAGAACATCCCCCAGCTATGCAGCCGGCCGCCCTTGGCGATCTCGTAATGACGCTTTTGCGGTTCTAAGGAGACACAAAGAGGCATCAGGAAGCCTTATCCTTTCGCAACGGGAAAACCAGCGGCGCGGGCCGGTAAGTCTTGTCATCCTGTTTTTCGTTGAGTTTGAGGCGCAGATAAAAATCAAGCCGACCGGTGCAGGCTTTTTTAGCCGCGGATTCTGTCGTGAACAGCCCCATCACGTCCCACACGGTTTTGTCACCATTGGCCCGGCGCACTCGCCCTACCAGGTAGAGTCGATTCGACCTGGTCAAATAGGCAGAGACAGCAGCGGCCAGATCTCGCTTTGCTTCACGATATGAGCCGAGAGCTCTCCGACAGAAAAGTGCTATCAGCAGTTGCATGCTCAAGCCGAGAAACAAGCAAACAACCCAAATTGGAATCTGAATCATCGACATGGAAAACCCACCTTGATCGTCTGTGATTTGCGGCCAGCTGCAGCGTTTTGATATTGCTTCCATTCATTCACATACGTATTGCGTAAGGCCAGCAGCTGCAGCACCGGAGTGCGCTCGAGAGTGCGACCGTTAATTTCTGTTTTCAGCTCATCATGCTCGGCCCGTCCCTCGATCACCGCCTCAATCGCATCGAGGACTTTTTTGCAATGCGGCCTCGAGTCAACCTGGTCGACCGAATCCGGATCCTGCAGAATTTCTATGAGACCTTTTCCAACGGTAAAAATCTGGCCGTCTTTACTGGCCCTGGCGATCCAGGAATAACCACCGGCAAGCCACTGCCCGGTTGTCTCCGGATCAACCTCGACCAAGTGATCGGCTCCATCGGCAGCAGCCGACACCGTTATTTTTTGCGGACCGTTAAAAACGTAGGAAAGCGCCCAACCCTGATCGGCTGGAAAAGAGGTGAGAGACACGCGCCACAGGGCGGTGTCTCCCGAGTACAGAGATAGAGGGATGGTCGATGGCGTTTCCATACCCTCTATTTTCTAAAGGTACGCGGATTTGACAACCGGCTGATTCCGGCTGATTCCGGCTGATTCGATGAATTAAATATTGGAGCTATTATTCCAACAAAATAAATAGATATCAATTAATCTAAGTTCGTTAACTTATTGTTTTAAAAAAACTTTTACTAGTTTTTAATATCCACCTAATTTAGTGTAAATAAAGGTATGGAATAGATCACGATACAAACTTATTGCTACGGGAGGTGTTTATGGAAAGGACTCAAAGGGCAGATGCTGCCACAGCCAAACAACCTATGTATTACACTGTCCTGCTGATCTGTGGCGGGGGAATCTTGGGGCATGATTATGCTAAAGGAATGCAGATCGATGTAGCTACAGGTATTTTTTTAGGAGCTCTCATTAGTTACATTGCCAAGCAAATTTTAACTTACATCCTCCAAGATCGAGATAAAAAAATTTACAAAACATGTACTGAAATTGGAACTATAGTGGGAATAGTAATTGGATCATACATCTGCATTCTTGGAAATGTTGACGGATTTCTTTTCTATATTTTAGGTGCAGGAATCGGTGGAGTTATTGGCCATTTCGCTGGTGAAATGGTAGCATCATCTCTTGGAATGATAGCCTTAATATTACTTCTCTTCAGCCAAGGTCCTTTAGGATTTATTACAAGAAAAATTATTGGATCATGGCTAAATGGTGATCTTAATTCATAACAATAAATCTTATTTTAATAAATATTTAATATGTTTTTAAAGCCTCAGTTCATATTGAGGCTTTAAAATTTATCTTTATATTTTAAATAAATACTATTTTTTACGTAAATTTTTCTTTGCTAGTTCTTCTGCTTTCACCTGATATTCTTGAGGGTAAATGATGTTTTTATTGACATGGTCTTCTAAGCTTGTCCCAAGAATGCGCAATCCACGACCACCGGCCTTAATTTCAGTTGATATCAAAGCGCCAGCAATTAATAGTTCATAGATAGGATCAGTCGAACTATAACCAAGATGTTCAGCAGCTTCCTTAAAAGTGTAGCTTGCTTTTGTCGCTCTCCAGAATCGGCAGGGTGATTTTTTCATATCAACTCCGGAATTTTGAAGTGAATCCATTGCCAGGCCTGCGCACCCTGGCTTTCTTTTTCAGCGGCGGATTCTTTTTCTCTGCAGTTTTTTGATCATCATTGGACACCTGGTTAAGCAAGGTCTGCTCAGCGGACTCTTCTTCCGGCTGCAACGCAGCAACCAGTTTTTTCAGGTTCGGTCGTAACAGCACGAGGACGGCTTCATTGCCAACACGCAGGTCAAGCGCCTCATTCCGATCGCGCTTTTTAACCCACTCCATTTTCATCCTTCCGCCCTTCCAGTGCTGAATACACTCTTCGGCGGTCAGCTGTTCGAAATATTCCTGATCAAAAGTTGTCGGATGATGGATATAGCCTGGCCCCGGGCTTTCCTCCAGCCGGGACATGACCAGTTCTTTTCCTTCGTTCGGTCCGATGATGAAAAACGGCACCTTGCCTAAATTGCTCCGGCGCGGCCGGCTAACCAGCGGATCGTTGCCTCCGCTCCCCCCTTTTGTTCCGTAAATTCGACGGTGATACTTATTCCGCAAAAAGGCATAGCAAACTTTGCTGCGGAACCCTGTATCGATCCCTGCAGCGGAAATTCGTAATTCAGCCCCGCTTTCGTGCTCAAAGGTTTGCTTCAGATATTCATCCAGTTCCTTCCAAACCTGCACTTGCAGGGTGCTTCCAAGGAAAATAGGGTTTTCAATTTCCCAGCTTTCCTCTCCAACGCCCCAGGCAACGACCAATCCCTCGATACGGTCATCCTGAATGTCGAAGAATGCGGTCAGGACGCCGGCAGACATCGGCACTGCTAAGCGTGATGGATCCCGCTTACTGATCGGGAATTTTTCCCGCCTGTCATACAGAACCTTCCAGGCAAGACGCTTGCCTTCCTGTTTTTCAAAGGGCTTTGCAGCGTAACGGTTATGCCAGGTCATCAACCTGGATGGCTTCCCCTGGGCCTTAAGCCAATCGGCGATGATTTTGCTCAGGCTATTTTGCTCACTCAGCCAGCCAGGAAGGATAATCCCAATATGCCCAGGACGGTCGATTTCGCGGTCCGGGACAAAACTGCCATTTTGAACAGCGATATCACGCTTTTCATCGTCCCATTCTTTTTCACAGTGACAGCACTTGTAGCGCCCGAGGCGTTCGCGCTGGATTGTTTTTGGATCAGCATCTTCCGGCCAGGTGAACTGTTCCCAGACCATAGGTTGTGGAGCCTTACAGCACGGACACTCAACCCAGTATTCATAAATGACATCGGCTTCCTGCAGGGACTGATCAAGTGGACTTCCAGGGACGGTATGACTTGAGAGCTCGATAATTTTGCAAGTATCTGGAAACTGATCGGCGCGAGCATCGGCCTCGGAACTGGCGCTGGTTCCATGACCGATATCCTCCGGCCATTTGGCAAATTCGTCCTTAACAACAACCCGGCAGGGCAACGAGCTGATACTGTTGAGCGACGTGGCCCAGCCGGTATAAACAGTGATTCCATTGATCAGGGCAATTTCCCCAACCTGGATTTCTTTCTGATTCTCCGGCAGCAGGTGCTTCAACTCCGCCGATTTCCGCAACATTGGAATCATCTGGCCGCGGGTGAGCTTCCCGGCCATTTTTTCATCAGCCAGGATGATCAACACATTGCCATGACCACCCCGATCAAGGTCCGTTGCAACATACCCGTAGACCCCGATTGTTCCGCCGATCTGAATCCCCTTAGCCATCGACGCTTTTCTGACAAATGGCTGTCCGATCAGATCAAGGACCTGGGCCATATACGGTGATTTCTTCTTGCGCCAACGGATCTTCCCACGGTCGATACGGAGGTGTTGATCACACCAATCGGATCGGCTCAGGCTTGACCTTCTACGCCAGACCCTCTGCTCAGCTGGATACCAGAGTATTTGTTCAGCTGTGTTGTTCATATGGCTCCGCGTATTGGCTGAAATGTTCGTCTGTCTTATCCTGTCCGTACTCGATCAAATCGGAGACTTTGGTTTCATCTCCGCCAACAATCCGGACAATCTCCCTGGCAGAATCCAACCAGAATTGATCCATATCAGCCTTGAGTCTCGCGGCCCGGCCAGCCAACATCCGCTCAATTTCATCCGCTGCAACCAGTCTTCCTTCTTCTTTGTCATTGTTCAGTTTCAGCTTGCGGCGCTGCTCTTTCACCAGCAGCTCTTTTTCGCTGATCGGGGCTGAAGCCAGGTCACTATTATCCAAAAGCTCGAGGTTCACTTCTGCGTACCGGTCGAGGTCATTGATCAAGAAAAGGCCGCCCCGTTTTGCAATCAGGCTATTCCGGTAATCAGCGCTAAACTTGCTCTTGGCAATCTTCCACCCTTGCCGATTGAGATAAAGGATCGAGGCCTCTTGAGTTTCGAACCCGTTCTCTGCTCCCTTGCCTTCCGCCTCTTCAAGCCGTTTCGCGGCTTCGTCATAGGCGCTGATATTCTCCCGGGTCGGCTTTTCCTTGACCTTGGCTTGAGTTTCTTCGCAGAGCCGCCTCAAAAGATCGATACGCTCACTCATCCCTCAAACCTTTCAAGCATCTGAAATTTTTTAACCCAGTAGCGCACCGTCACTTCGGACACCTCAACAACCCGGGCAATAACCTGGATCTCGACACCATAGCTAAACAACGCCGCCAGTAGCATGATCTGCCGAGGATCAAGCTTTGCCCCGGCCAGCCAGGTTCCGCTAGCAGCCGAAAAAAAACGTCCACATTCGGAACACTGCACCCGACGAAACAAAAAGAAACGGCGCGCCCCCCTCCCCCCCGGCCCCTGTCTCTT